TCAATGGCTCCTAAGTTGTAGTGGTCGGGTTTAGTTACAGGATCTCCTTTGGTAGTCTTGTCGCTGGGGTGAAACAGCTTGCCGTACACTGGGGTACAGCCCTTGCGATTCTTGTCCCACTCCTCTGGTGTAGCGTTGTCAATACTCATCTATCTGATCCTCCAAAAGTTCCTCCCAAAAGCTCTCTAGGTTCATTATCAGTTTGTCCTCAAACCTGTCTAAGAGTTCCTCAGATGTTATCCGCAGAGACTCTAGCAGGTCATCTGGGTCGTACAGCTTCAAGAGACGCTCCTTAGTTTCTTCCAGCGTTAACATACTCAATCAACTCCTCCAGTGTATCTATATTGTACCACATTATTTTGTATTTGTCACACCACTCGTGCATCTTCATCTTGGTACTTTTGCTTACCCTCTGGTTGGGCTTCATCAAGATAAATACAAGCTCCTCCGTCGGCGAGAGCGAGTCAACGATTGCCTTATACTTCTGAGTATCTCCGATTCTAAAGAACCCCTTGGCTTCGATGTAGTACTTGGTTTCTCCGTTGTCGTACACAAAGTCTGGGGTGTAGTTCCTGTGGATTGTATACGGTATCTTGCACGGCTCGTAGCTAAAGCCTCGTGGTTGTAGCTTCTTCGATAGCTCTTCTTCAAACCCGCTCCTGTAGCCATTATAGCGTGATTTCCGGGACTTTCGGCTCATTGATTACCTCGACTAAATAACGTGGCCCTGATGAGTAAGCGAAGGCGCGAACTTGAGGCCAACACTCCTTTTTGTATTGACAGTACGAGCAACCGACGGCGAGTTTCTGGTTGCCGCTCTTTCCATCGTCTGTAGGCTTGTAGCAGACGGTAGGAGGCTCTGGTTGCTCCACTAGCTTTTTTACGTGTTCTATGCGATCCTCTATGTCATAGCTTATCAGGTCGTAGACAGGGGCCTGAGTGTCCTCAGAGTCGTACATGAGGTACGTCAGATGCCCGTTTTGTTTGTCCATTGCCAACCATCCAAACTTGGTCTGTCCTTCAGCAAACGCATAACCCTTAATTTGACCAACGTATCCGAACGGGTCATCGTAAGCCAGAGTTCCATCCTTGAATTTTCTAAACCCATAAGACGAAACAGACTTAACATCAGTGACAACACCGTCAATCTTACAGTCCATAGAACCACTGATACCCCTAACGTTAACCTTTTTCTGTTCATCTGTAACCTCGTGTCCTGCTGCTTTGGTTAGGAACAACAACATCTCTTCGATCAAGTGTCCGTAGAGAAACTTCACGTACGTATGTGGAGGTATCTCTTCGGACGTCTCTGGCTTGTTAACCACGTTCCAAAGATACCTGTCGTCCCGGCCTATGTTAGACATACGTAACGTGCGTCCATCTCGATCCTCTGGTGTAAACTCCTTGCGCATGAGGCTCTTGACGTTTTCACCAAAGGTCTCTATGGCGCTGTCTAAGTCAACGCCTTCGGGCACTTCTTTGGTAGACACAAGTTTGTATATGTCGTCTACTAGGTTGTACACTGATTTACTCATTGGTTGTCCTCTAAATATTTTATGGCCCTAGTAAGCATAGCTACGTCATCATCAAAACCTCCCAAAGCCCTGTTACACTTGTGGCACAACCAGCCCCTGAACTTTTTACTTTTATGGCAGTGGTCTAAAACCCAAGGACTGCTGGTTTTGTTACCGCCCACTACATTTTCTTTTGTCTTTAAACAAATAGGACATAAGTGGTAATCAGGGGGATCATCTACAGTTTTTCGTACTTCGTCTCTTTCATTTTGAAGCGCCTTCATGCAACTTTTACACTCTGTACGCCTGTACGCTCCTCTTTCGCGTTTACTGAACATATCTACAGGCAGCTTTAAATCACACTTAGTACAAACTTTAAAATCTTCGGGGTGCTGTTTTTCTTCATTTTTTAAAAAATCTATCTGTCCCATCAATGTGTCTCCGCCCAAGTTGTCCCGAGTTTGTACTCTCCGTCGAGGGGGCAGTTGAGCTTGTAGTAGATCCCTGCCGCCTTAAGGCACTCGACCGCAAGCCAGCCGAAAGTCTCTGCCTGCTCTGTTGCAACCTCTGTTTGTACTTCGTCATGTATGTTACCTACAAACTTGTAGTTAATGTTCCACTGCTTAGCGTACTCGTCTAGAAGCACCAGTGCTTTCTTCATCACGATTGCGCCAGCAGCCTGTAGTAACGTATTCAGTGCACTGTGCTCCGACCTGATCCAGAGCTTTCTCCCGTCGAGCCCGATAAGATGGCCCCGTTGAGCCGCTCGTCCAACTCTATCTCGTAAGTCTTCAAGAGATGGTGTATTGCGTAGAAAGCGTTGCTTAAGTCGATAGCCGTCTTTTGCAGATCCTCCAACGATGCTTCCAATTTTGGCTTCTCCTGCTCCGTAGAGGAAAGCGTAGATGAAAGTTTTTGCCTGAGGTCTTGTTTCAAGCCCAGCAGCCAGTTGATTTCTGGTGTGAATGTCTTCTGTAAGCAGGACATTGGTGAACTCCTTGTCGTTCATGTAGTGAGCTAGCATACGCAACTCCAAACCTGAAGCATCGAAGCCAACCAGTGTTTTACCTCTAGGCACAATCCAACAACTACGGCACTCTTCGCCGTACTCTGAGTAAGACGCTGGAACCTGAGCCATGTTTGGGTTCTGGTGGGTCATACGGCCCGTTACAGCACCGTTAGTCGTTACCCTACCGTGTACCCTACCGTCCTCAGAGACATGCTCTAGCCAGCTTTTAACCTGTGCAAAACGCTTTTGTAGCATTAAGTACTCAAGAACCAACGCAGCTTCAGGAATATGATTCTGTTCCGCAAGGGTTGTCTCGTCCACCTGCGCCTTCCCTGTCTCAGTCCTAGCCTTCCAAACGACACCAAGGTTCTCAAGCCTCTCAGCGACTTGCTGACGGGAGCCCGGATTGAAGACCGTAACCTTGTCCTTAAGTCTTTTGCCCGTCTTGTCAGACCACCTTTCTTCGACAATCGGCGGGAATACCTCTTGTAACGTAGATTCAATTTCATTCATTCTCTCCTTAAACGTTGCCAGAAGCGTATGAGCAAGCCTCTGATCCAGTAGCCAACCGTTGCGCTGCTGACCCTGAATAATCCACTGAACATCGTGTTCCAACTTCTGGCACTCGTCCGAAAAACCCTCTAGCTCCCCCAACAGCGCCTCGTGTACAGCCTGAGTTACCACTACGTCTTGGATGCAGTAGTCGATCATCTCAGGGGTTAAACGAGACCAGTCGTTGTGGTCGCCTTTGGGAAACCCTAGTTTGTTGCCCCAGTTACGTAGACTGTGGCCGCCTGCGCGAGAAGGACTAGCCAAACGAGAAAGAACAAGAGTGTCAACAACACTGCTGCTAGGGATTCTTGTGCCCCAAATTCTTTCAATGATCGGTACATCAAAGCCAATCCCATTATGAAAAACCCAAGAGGTATCAGGTAAGCTACTAAAGTATTCATTGAAATGCTCCTTATTGCATATTACAGTATCTACTCCCTCGTAGCGACACACAGCTACCCATATTGTGCTTGGGTTTAGCCCATCAGTTTCAATGTCACAGTAAACGTAGTTACTCATTCTTCTAACTCGTAAGTAGCTCTTATGGCTAAGCCTATCCGATAAGCTATCTGAGGTACTATAGCGTTACCTAAGGCGTGTAGTCTTTTTTCATTATTTCTGTCCATCCTTGTGGATAACCCATCATGGCTTCCACACAAAAAGGGCAAGTCTTTCCTTTGAAAAGCATCGATAAACCCACTTGCTTCCCTAAAGAAACTCTCCGAAGAACGGAAGGGTTGCCTAAATGTCCTCTGTCCTTTGAGTCGCTCGCTAGGGGAGTAGGCAACAATCCAGACTCTATCTCTTCTGTGATATGCTCCAACCGCACTAGCTGGAATAATGAACGATTCTGTGGTGTATCCTTCTTCTTCCAAATCGGATAACACTCTGTCGAGTCCCAGGGTAACGTGACCACTAACATTTTCAAAAACACACCAAGAGGGCCTTTTTTCTGAGACAATACTTCTAATGTAAGGCCAGATGTGTCTTTCATCTTCTTCTCCTTTTCTTTCTCCTGATGTACTAAATGGTTGGCAAGGGTATCCTGCTGTGAGTAAGTCACAGTCTGGAACAAGTCTTTTTGCATCACTAGCTAACTCCTTTACGTCCTCAGATAGGGCAACACCAGGAAAGTTCTTTGCTAAAACTTTACGGCAGAAAGGATCAACATCACAAAATAAAACCGGGTCACTAAGACCTGCCCATTGAAACCCTAAAGCAAACCCGCCTATACCACTACACAAATCAACGTGTTTTAGCATCAAAAGTCCACCTCTTTGTTATCAAAAGAAGGCGCTGGAACCTCTGTCATACGACCAGTGTCTATGTCGTACCTGAGCCAACAGGCTGGCCCGGTCTGACCTGTGTATCGGTTCTTGAGTACACGTACAGTCGTGGTGTTGCGTATGTCAACGTCCTCGTGCTGCTGATGTCGCTCCATACCGATAACAATGTCAGACAGCTGTGCGATGCTCTGTGAGCCTCGTAAGTCCTGTAGGCTGA